CGATTCCAGACCGGCCTTGTCGAGTTGGCCAGCGAGGCTTGCGGTCTCCTCGAAAGTAAACCCGAGGTTCTGCATTGCGGGCGCATTGTCCTGCACCGTCGCATCGAGGTCGTTCATGCTCACGCCGGTCGCCTGCGAGATCTGGAAGAGAGTGTCCATCCCGCCGATCACGTCATCCCCGGCGATCTTGAACGCGGAGAACGCGGCCGTGGTCTGGTTGATGTCCACGTGCTGACCGAGGATTCGACCGGCCTCCAGGTACTGCGAGGCGACGGTTTGCAGCGTGTCGCCCGACAGACCGAGGCGCGTGTTCAGATCCGCGACCACAGGGCCAATCTCGGAGAATTGGGCGGGCACCGTCTTGCCGACGTTCGTCGCGACCTCGACTAGCCCGTCGAGCGCGTCCCCTGTGGCACCAGTTCCGACCCGGATCGTGTCCGACACGTCGTCGAAGACCGATCCGACGTCGTACAATCCCTTGCCGGCGGCGAGACCAGCAGCTACGAAAGCGCCGGACACGACCGTGACGCCGGTCGCGAACCCGCTCAGCGCGTCGGTGTGTTTGCGTTGCGCGTCCTCAGCTTTCGAGGTTTCCGCGGCCAGATCCTGAGTGATCTTGGTCAGCTGCTGCTGGGCGTCCGCCTGCAGGTTCTCCTCGCGGGTGACCTGCCCGGATGCTGCCGCGGCCTGCCGTTTCGCCTGCTCAAGCTTCAACTCGGCCTGGAGCGCACGTGACGACCCCTCGCCGTATTTCTCGCGTTCCTCGGCGGCCTTCGCCTCCGCGATCTCGACCTTCTTCGCGGCGTCCTCAGACTTGGCTTTCGCCGCCTGGATCCGGCCCTCAGACGCGGCGATCACGTCCTCGGTGCGTTTCTGGGCGGCCGTCAGCTTGTCCTGCGCGGAGATCTGCGCCTTTGTGGTGCTGTCCACAGCGGCGGTCGCCGTTTTGGAGGCCTTGTCCCACCCCTCGGCTACCCCGAGGAGCTTCACGACCATGTCGCGGCCGGCCATCAGATCAGCCCCACAGCCTGCTCAGCCTGGTCGATCGCGACCTCCATCGCGGCGAGCAACTCACCCGTGTCCTCACGCAGCGTCGGGAACAGCCAATAGCCCTGTTTCCCCAGGTGGGGCCGGAATTGCATCGTGGCCCGCGTGTTCTGGCCGCCGAACTCTGCCCCGAACAGCACATCGGAATACCGCGCAGTCTTCCCGGGGATTCGCGCTGATCCGCCGGCGGAGATCGCGGGGAACCCGTCGCTCTCCTTCGCGGTGATCGATGGGGCGATCAGCGCCGCCTGTTTCCCGCCCGCGGCCGCCGCTGCCTGCAGCCGTGAGGCCTCCGAATGCGCGACCATCAGCGCCTGGCCGCGCACCGTGTTCGCGAGGACAGTGGGTAAATCAGCGAAGGCAGCGAGCAGATGGGCCGCCTCCGAGGTGTCCAGCGTGAATGTCACTGTCGACTTGCCCATCTGCTCATCTCCTCTTCTTCGCTTCTCTTGCCTGCTCGGCCAGGATCGTGATCACCGTCGCGATGTCGGCCGGGTCTTCTGCTGCCCACTCAGACGGCAGCCGGCTCGTGGCTACCGCCAGCGAGCAGATCAGTCGCCGGACTGACTGTCTTGGGTAGGGCCCGCGCCCAGCACCGGCTCCAGCCCCTCAGGATCTGAGTCGTCGAACACTGATGTCGTGTCCTCCTTGGCGCGCACCTCGAACTCCTGCACGCGGGCAGCGAACGACGCGAACTGCCGCAGCTCCGTCTTGCTCTCACGGCATGCGGCGTGCCAGGCCAGCCACAGCAGATCCGAGGTGAGTGGAACGGTCCCGGCAGAGACCACCAGCGGCCGCCGCTGGTCCTTCTCGAACGCCAACGTGTCCTGCAGGCTCGACGTGACCTCGATCTGCTGGCCGGTCGTCATACCGATGCGGAACTCATTCACCGGGCTCAACGGGTTGTATCCGGACATTTAGCTCTCACTTTCAGGGGCAGCATTCGGGTGGAGGTTGTCCAGGTCGGGGCCACCCCACCACCGGCCCGGACAACCGGCCTAGACGGCAGCGCCTCAGTCGCCGGCGCTGCCAAACTCGGTACCGTCGAGGTACTCGGGGTTGCCATCGAGCGGCAGCTCCACGGAGAACTTCGAGTGGGCGCCTTCCTCGAAGCCATAGTCGGTGGCCTGGATCGTCACCACACCAGACAGCCCCTCAGTGGTGGTCGCGGCGTTCGGGCGGATCGTGAACGCGACCTTCTGCCCGTGATGCGTGAAGGCGAACTTCTGGAATGACTGCAGCGCGGTCTCCCCGCCGGCCAGAGTGCCGGAATATGCGCCCTGCAGGCCTTCCATGGTCATCGACCACGTGGGGTCGCCCACATCGCTGTAGACCGCTCCGGTTTCCATCCCCTTGCTGGTGATCGTGTCCGACTTCGGCGACACGGACACCTTCGTGATGTGCGACTCGAAATGGTCGCCGTTTGCCTGGTCACCGAAGATGATGTCGGTGTCCCGGCCGAGATACGGGGCGAATTTCTGTGCCATGACGGCTCCTTAGATGTCGAAGAGTTTCAGTTGGATTGACTGGGCTGGATAGTCGTGGCCTGCGATCGAAACCGCCCCGAATTTCGAGGAGTCGATGATCATGTCTGAGCACAGCCCGCCGATCGTCTGGTCCACGAGGGCCAGCTGGTGCAGCACCTGGGCTACCGCCGGCCACGCAGCGTCCAGCTCGTCGACAGCAGCGGCCGGCGCGGACGCGGACATGGCCACACACACGACGATCGGCCATGTCCACACGTCCATGCCGTGCTCGGCGTGGGGTCTCCACTCGGGCATCCCGATCACCAGGCACGGGAAATTGATGCTGCCGGTCGGGGTCCGCGGGTACACGGTGATATCCCGCAGGTTGGCTGTGAAAACCTCTGCCAGCCGGTCCCGTACCGCGGCCTGCCGGATCACGCGAACACCGCCCGCCGGTGCGGCGCGATCAGCGACTCGATGTCCCGGTCGACCCGGCCGATGTAGACCGGGCCGCTCTCCTGCATCCCCACGAATCCGTCCGGGGAAGACTCCCGGGCCAGCAGCCGATCCGTCAGCATGGCGACCGCCTGCACCAGATCGGCGGGCGGGTCATCGGTCGACCAGCTGCAACGCGCCCCGACCCACGCGTTAGCTGCATCGAGGCTGGTGCGCAAACGTGCCACCGCGATCTTCGAGAAGCGGGGCATCGTCTGCGCGACCGACAGATCCAGGATGGTGCTCATCGCTGATCAGGAGGTGATCTTGCACCACAGAGTGGCGTCCATGAACCCGCCGGCCGCGTACCCGCCGTACGAGATCTCGATGCCGCCGACCTTCGGCTCGATGGCCTGCAGGAATCCCTTGCGCTGCTCGTAGTACTCGAAGCCGCTCTTCTTGCCGTACAGGACGGTGCCGTTGTCCAGGGTGGGGGCCATCACCCGCGGGGTGCTGAGCAGCAGACCACCGAACCGTCCGAGCGGGGTCCCGTCGACCTTCTGCGCGGTCGCGGTCGCGATGTCGATCAGCGCGCCGATCGACGCGTTCATATCGAGGCTGGTCACGATCAGATCCGGGACGCGCAGCGCGCCACGTCTGCGGGTACCGCCGGCAGAGATGATCTTGACTTGCGCGGCGTAGAACGCTTCGACCCAGCCAGGGTAGTCGTCGGTCGCAGCAGCCTCGGTCTGCGTGATCCCCGCGGCCAGCTTGGTTTCCGCGTCGATCTCGGTGTCCAGCGCGTACTCGGCCAAGAATTCGCCGATGAGGACATCCCACGCGGCCGGGGCGGTCCAGTCGATCACTTGGAACGCAACGTTCATCCACCGGAGGAAGGATTCCTTGGCGAAGGTCTTCGACCCGATCACGACCTCGCCGCCTTGGCCTTCACCCTTCTGGTTCGGCTGCTTGCCGGTCCCCTGGTCGTGGTGTCCGGTGATGGTCGGCCGGCTGAACACCGCCCCGGGGACGCCGCCCAGATCCTTGACTCCGAGGATGTTCAGGAGCGGGCGGGCGCCGTCCAGGTCGTTCAGGATGTCGCCGATGATGTTGACCGGCAGCAGACCAGCAGTGTCAGCGGTGGTGACGTGTGCGCCTGGGGCGACATCGCCGACCGCACGGCCTAGAGCTGCGCTGACCCGCTGTGCAGCGTCGGCCGCGTAACCGGGGGCTCCGGCTCCTGTGCCGGGGTAGTGCAGGGCGCGGATGAAATCGCACATGTACTCGCCAAAGGAGGCGTACTTCTGCTCGCGTGGAGCGATGGTGTGCTCCCCGCGCAGGCGGGGATGATCCCCAGGCCAGATCAGCAGTGCCGCCAGCGGTGACGTGCTCCCCGCGCAGGCGGGGATGATCCTTCGTTCTATGTTCCAACGCAATATCAAGCAGAGTGCTCCCCGCGCAGGCGGGGATGATCCTTACTGAGGACGGCGGACTGCTCGACCGCGGTCGTGCTCCCCGCGCAGGCGGGGATGATCCGCACCTTTTAGGCGGTCGATCATGAGCTGCGCCGTGCTCCCCGCGCAGGGCGGGGATGATCCGGTTGGCCGCTGCTGGAAGCTGAGCCGCCTTCGGTGCTCCCCGCGCAGGCGGGATGATCCGAGTGAGGGCGGTCTCCGGGATATGGTTCGGATGTGTTCCCCGCGCAGGCGGGGATGATCCGTAGTGGCGTCGGGGTTCGAGGCTGGCGTCGGCGTGCTCCCCGCGTAGGCGGGGATGATCCACCCTCGGCGATCCGATGGGCACCCTGGCGACCGTGCTCCCCGCGCAGGCGG